GTCAGAATAATCCTTTCCCTCGACCTTTGTGCTTTCCAAATACTGCTTCAAAAAATCTCCATCACATCCAAGTAAATTCTTCGTTTTATCAGACTTTGCCCCTCTTCCATTGAACGCGTGCCACATTCTTTTACGACACAGTTCAAGGAGGTATGAAGCACTCCTTTCTTCCTTTGCCTTTTTTCTTCTTTCTCCGCGACATTTAGCATTGGATTTTGAACCATGTTCCAGGCGTTTTTTCTTATATTCTTCATCGTTGTTGTATCGTTCTCGTCTCTTTTCATTTATTTCTGTAGCATTATCGTTCCGATATTTTCTCACGCGCTCCTTTATTTGTTCAGTATTAGCCTCGTAACGCTTTTTTGCGTTCAATGATATCCTTTCCTTATTATCCTGCCCGTATTTCTTGAGGTAATTACTTTTACACGACTTACACTGATTTAAATGACCATCTTCCATCTGCTTGTGTTTAGGAAACTCGACGAGATTCTTTTCTTCGTGACAATCTTTACAGACTTTTGTTGTCATCTACAATATGTTCTGATATTATCTTTAACTAAAAAACGCGAGACAGATATTAAGATATTTGTTTGTATCTTAATACTTGTGTTTATATTTTTTTAAAACGCGACGAGATTATATATACTTAAGCTGTAATTAGCCTATCAATTACTGAAAGCTAATCCGCCCATTCCGGATTGGACACGGAGGACGTTGTAGTTAACCGCGAACATGTTCATAGACGTGTTTCCGGTCGTGTTCATAGTAACGGCAACTTGAGCGTTGTCAATACGGGAGAAGTTGCACGTACCTGTTGGTTGGTGCTCTTCTGGTTTTAAGGCAAACGAGTAACTGTACACACCTGGCATTGGAGAGCCGGAGTGGTGTTGGAATGGTTGAACTTGGTTAAAGTATTTACCCTTTTGCTCCTTGAAGCGATCTTGACCGTTGAGGACCAATTTGAAGGTACTCAAAGCACCGACAGTGGCGATGTCTTCGACCAAAGATGGTTCGTTGGCGCCACCAATGAGGACTGGGGCACCGGAGAAAGAACCGGAGGTAACAACGTTCGACAAAGCGAGCGTCTTAAGGTTGGAGGTCATACGACCAGTGTTGAGGGACGTAAAGTTCCACAAGTTAGAGTGGGAGACGGAACCCTTGTCGAAACACCACACCAATTCTTTGACAGGGTGGTTGTACGATAAGCGAACTTGCTTGGTCGCCGCAGAAGTGACCGAATCGACGCCAGTGTGTTGAACTTGTTCGATGAGGTATTCGTGGGACTTTTGCGCAAATCGGCGTCGCTCTTCGGTGTCGAGATAGATATAATTACCCCAAACCTTGAACGTGCCAGTTTGGACGTAGGAATCGTACTCGGAACTCAAATCGAAGTCAAGGCGGATCTCGTGGTATTGAAGCGCGATCAATGGGAGAGCCAAACCTGGGTTGCGGTTGAAAAAGAAGATCAAAGGCAAGTAAACCGTGCCCGATCGTGGACCAGTGGTCATCTTACCGTACGCGGACTTCTTCGCTTCGTCGAGGAAGAGTTCCGCGTAGAGGCGCCACCAGCGTTGGTAGTGTTTGTCAATTCTTTGTCCACCGATCGACAACTCGACATCCTTGATCGCACGCTCCGCGACCCAGCAGTTGTCTTCGGTACCGGCGGAACCATCGAGCTTAGCACCGTTGGTGATTTCCGCGATAGTCGAGGCCTTGACGGCGAGTTCGACATACATGTCGCCAATAAGATCACCATTACGGGCAATCGTGACCGACACACGGCCACTGTTCGCCGCAGTGCCGTTAACCGTTTGTTCGATGTTCTCCATCGCGAAGTTGGTGTGACGCTTGTACACCGCTTGGAAGAATGTCACTTTTGGATTTCCTGTCAAGTAGACATCTTGAGCACCATATGCCACGAGTTGCATTAATCCACCAGCCATTTTGTTTGTTTTGTACTATAAGCAGAGAAAAAAAAATCCGGATGCGATAAAACACACAGCGCATTTTCCTGGGGTATATAAATGGCAAGTAACCCACAGACCGAACCCACACCACCCGAACAAAACTCCGAATCCGAATATGAAACTGATACGGATATCGAAGATGTTGAAAATGAAGACATTCCCCAAACTTTATCCGATGATATCCTTGACCAGGAAGAATTGTTAGATGACCAGCCTGGTGATTACGATTTAATGGATGATGAATACATAGAGATGGATATGGGCGGCCTGATTACATCCATGTTATCGACCGAAGATGGTGAAACGGTCTGTTCCGCCCTGGTAAATATAGGCAATCAAATCGAAATGCAAAATAAAATTTTAGTAAAAATGCTCAGTCAAATGAAAAATTGAACAAAGTATTGTGAAAAAATAGTTTAAAAAATCGATTCTAATACTAACAAATGAGTGAGCCCTCGACCTCCTCTACACATTTCATTAGTCCTAATCAGAATCCCAATGATTCGAATGTTGAAATGTGGAAGAATACTGTACAAACGTGTGATACGAGACAATTGCTTGAAGTACTCGAGACATTCGAGCGGGACTGGTGTGTAAACAACAGTAACAATTCGCACATAGCATTAAACTTAGGATTTTCAAAATTCTTCAAAGAATCCGACTTACATCCACAAACGGGATTACCTTTAAACGTGGATATTGAGGATATATCTGGAACGAAAAACAGAAACTTTACTATCCTGGGACATTTACATCATAGAGCTAAGTCGCTTGGAATTTTAGACGAGACGTGCACAAATCCAATATTTGATGAAAACGAACTAACAATAGCTCACAGGGTCAATAGGTTAATAGAACAGATAGACGACGCGTATCAAATAGTGTTTAGACACACACGCATTGCTGAACGTATAAACCAACCTCGCTCCGAAACAGTCAATCCGAAAACAGACCCATTCAGTCGCACACTCTTCCTGTTAAATACAATGACAGATGTAGAAGAGGCGAACCCTTTCCAACAAGCTACCCTGGCGTGTCTACAAGATATTTTCGAAAAAGGATATAGAAGATATAAAGGTTGCGTGTGCAAACAGATAACCACAGAATTGGGACATAATACACGAGCATGGAAAGAAGTTATGACAATCGAAGAATACGTGTATCACATAGTACAAAAGGAAACACGATGGAATTTATGGCTGGCGTTTACAAATAAAGGAACTGGTTTCAAAGAGGTTATAAATCATTTAACAAAGTGTAAAGATATACAATTTCCCGATATAATGAAAAATAGACATATGTGGTCTTTTAATAATGGTGTTTTCGTGGGCAAAGAATGGGATTTGAAATTGGGAAAATATGTATGTAATTTTTATCCATACGAATCATCGAAGTTCGCGTGCCTAGATAAAACAGAAGTAAGCTGTAAGTACTTCAATAAATACTTTAACGACTATAATCATTTAGACGATTGGTACACTATACCAACCCCCTACTTTCAGAGTGTTTTAAATTATCAAAAATTTAGTAAAGATGTATCTCGGTGGATGTATGTGATGGGTGGTAGACTATGTTTTGAAACGAATGATCTAGATCATTGGCAAATCATACCGTTTCTGAAAGGTATCGCAAGATCTGGTAAAAGTACCCTAATTACGAAGGTTTTTAGAAAATTCTACGAGGCGGCTGATGTAAAAACTCTATCCAATAATGTTGAAAGAAAATTTGGATTGAGTAGTATTTGCGATGCGTTCATGTTCATCGCTCCCGAAATTAAAGGAGATTTACAATTAGAACAGGCTGAATTTCAATCCATTGTGTCTGGTGAAGACGTATCTATAGCAGTTAAAAACGACAAAGCTAAGAGTTTTTGTTGGAATGTACCCGGTGTTTTGGGTGGAAATGAGATACCTTCATGGAAGGATAATTCTGGTTCTATTCTTAGACGTATATTACCGTTCGACTTTGCTAAACAAGTAAAGGATGCCGATACACAATTAGACAACAAACTAGAAGATGAGTTGCCTACAATTCTTCAGAAATGTGTGCGTGCTTATTTAGAATTCGCACAAAAAAACCCCGACATGGATATATGGAATCTTATCCCCGATTACTTCAAAACGATTCAGAAACAAGTCGCTATGTCTACAAGTTCCCTGCAACACTTCCTCGAATCCACGAACATAAATTACGGTCCTGACTTATTCTGTCCACAAAAGGAGTTTGTAAAAATGTTCAATGAACATTGCATGGCTAACAATCTCGGAAAACATAGATTTACGCGCGATTTTTGGGCGGGTCCATTCAGTTCCCGAGACATCGAAGTCCGTGAAACATCTCTCACGTATAATGGACATATGATGAGACGTCAGCCTTTTATATTTGGTCTAAATATCATACAAGACAGCAATGACATAGAAATTACACAAAATTATTAAAGACCTAAGTGCGACAATTACCTCCCCAAAAAAACTAATTCCATCTCAGGAGATGTTGGCAACTATCTGGTCGGATCTGGACAAGCTACTGAATAAACCAAAAACAAGGCCAACTACTATTAATAGAAATATATGTAAAGAATGTGGAGGAAAAAAGATATTTTCGAAAGAAGGATTACCTGTGTGTGAAGAATGTGGATTAGTAGATGAAATATATATAGATGAAAGTGCGGAATGGACGAGTGGACTCACCGAGGACGGGCGTGTAAACGACCCCGCGCGGTGCGGAAATCCCAACCCAAATCCAGAGCTGTTTTCGGAATCTTGGGGCAAGGGAACTATTATTTCTACACAACGAAATTCGTCATATGAACAAAAACGCATGGCAAAAATAAGTTTTCATCAATCGATGAACCATAAAGATAGAAGTCTCTATCACGCGTATAAAGATATTGACGAAGCATGTTCCAATACCATTCCAGATACCGTATTAAAAGATGCAAAAATGATGTATCGTAAATTCAATGAAGGAAAATTAACGCGTGGAGCTGTTCGTTCCGGAATAAAAGCGAATTGTGTATTGTATGCGTGTCGTTTATCTAATATCCCGCGAACTACAAAAGAAATTGCAGATATGTTTGGAATCCAAGGCAGAGACCTAAGTCGAACAACTCAAATGTTCAAAGACGTCATACTCGGTAAAACCGAAAAAAATTATGTGACGCGCCCGACGAATGTGATGCAACGACTTTTAAATTCATTTGAAATATCCCGGGAGGAGAGAAATGAATGTAATAAGATGTGTACGGCGTTGGAAAATTGTGTAG